AGACAGCTAATAGAGAATGCTCTAATAGGATATTGGCATGGATGGTATATTTAAACAATGTTGAAGAGGGCGGTGAGACAGAGTTCTTATACCAACATAAAAGAATTAAACCAAAAGCTGGGTCTATACTAATATTTCCTGCAGGGTTTACACATACACACAGGGGTAATCCTCCTTTAAGTAATGCAAAATATGTAATTACTGGATGGATTGAATTTTAAAGGAATGTAACAATGAAAATTTTAATTGGAATATTAGTAACTCTTTGTTTAATTTGGTGCGTACATAATGCTCACGCAGAAACTACGACAATCAATCAAAAAGGAATGCCAGTGCCTAGTGCTATGGCGCCTAGCATGTCTGCGTTTTCACAAGATGTTTGTGCAGTGCCTATTAGTGCAGCGGGTAATTTAGGCTTTATATCTTTATCAGGCGGCACTGTATTGCTTGATGAAAACTGCGTTAAGATTAAGTTAGCTAAAACATTAAATGACTTAGGTCTTAAAGTAGCTGCTGTGTCAGTCTTATGTCAAGATCCTAAAGTATGGGATGCTATGGAGATGAGCGGTAGCCCTTGCCCTATGGGTGGGTCTGTAGGTGCTGCTGCTAAGAAAGCTTGGTATGAAACAAATCCTGAGAGGTTTAAAAAATTATATGGCCAGAATTACACTCTTCCTACTTCTTCTAATACTAAGGAGTAATGCATATGCTTGGTCATGCTCTTTTGCAAATACAGAAGAAGGTTGGTATCTTCAAGGATCAATGCGCTGCCAAGGCATCTCAACTGATATTGCTTTGGAGCAACATTATTGTGGATGGTATAGACCGAATGACCCTTATTGTAGCGTATATCAAGTACCAGTTTGTAGCCCTCAAGTTGAGTATCAAACCTTATCTTGCCCAGTTCACCAATCAGGTGCTATTAATCAAAGTAGGTCTTATGACTGTACTGCACAAACTTGGACAGGTTGGACAACAACTTCTAACAACTGCACGCCAGATCCGCCAACGTGCATTGAATCTACTGAAACGAGAACACTAACATGCCAAGCTGGATTCGAAGGATTATCTCAAGAGCAAAGAATTTCGATCTGCTCGGATCCGTATGGATCTCCAACTTGGACAACTTGGTCGGAAATATACAATACTTGCAAGATGACGGCAACGAATGTAAACAATCCAACATCTCCAATCAGTCCGATAAGTCCAATGAATCCAACCAGTGTGTTGAATCAACAGATCTCACCAGCGATATCTGTGGAAACTGTAACGGTACAAGACCTAACTGCTACTGTACCTACAATATCAAAAGACGTACAAGATACTACGATGACATCGGCTACAGGGGCGGTATCAACCAGCTTGACAACGACCTCATCAGCCTCCAGCTCAGCGGAGAAGAAAGACTCGTCAAAGGAAACATCAACTCCTAAAGGTAAAGAAATTGTGCCAGGATTTGGCATAGTAATGAGTATGCAGCTTATTAATGCTTCATACAGCATGCAACAGCAACAAATAGAAGAATATATTAAATTAGAACAGGAAAATGAATATGGACGAATTCAAGAGTTTACTCTCTCACTTCTCTCCGAAACAAATGTTGGTGATCGGTTCGATTCTCTTAACCGCAATCGGTGGGCCAATCTATTACGGAATAACCCTCTTCAACGACTTGCAGAGTACGATTGACGAAGTAAAGAAAATGAGCAATGTTGAAACACGCATTACTGTATTAGAAGACAGATCTAAATCTACAGAGCGTCAATTGGTAGATGTAATGATGTCTAATAACCGTGCTTTAGAAAAAGCAAATGAAGCTTATGGTAAAGCGATTGAAGCAAGCAGTGTAGCTAGATCATCTCAAGACAAGATAACTGACACTGTAACTAATGTAAAAGAAGATATGAAAGCCCTTAAAAAGGCTGTTACTAACCCACTAGGAAATTAAATATGCTATCCATCCTCTCCTCTATTCTCGGCTTCGCTACTGCGGGGCTACCAAACATTTTAGGTTTCTTTCAACAACGTGGCGATCAAAAGCATGAGCGTGAAATGGCTCAATTACAAAATGCTCAAGCATTACTTATGGCAGAGAAAGGCTTTGTAGCTCAAGAAAAAATAGCAGCTATAGAGCTAGAAGGTACATATGCAGAAACGTACGCTCAAGAACGTGTAGCTTTATATGACCACGATAAGAAATTAGTAGAAGGTGGTTCTCAAACAGTTAAGAATTGGAATGCTATGGTAAGACCTGTAGTAGCATTTATCTTTGTAGGTGAACTAGTGCTTATTAATTTTGTATCATTAGCGTGGGCTATGTATTCTGGCGTTGACTTTATTGTAGCTTCACAAGAAGTATTTTCAACAGATGAAATGGCTATCGTAGCATCAATTATTGGTTTCTACTTTGGTTCAAGAACTTGGGAAAAGAAATAAGTGAAGGTATCAGAACGTGCTATCAAACTTATTAAACATCACGAAGGTGTGCGTAATCGTCCCTACCGTTGCCCTGCAAACCTGTATACTGTGGGTGTTGGTCACCTTATCGGGGACGGCAAATCACTGCCTGAATCTTGGAACAGAACTTTTACGGAAGCTGAAATAGATGGAATTCTTAAATCAGATCTCAGGCGTTTCGAGTTGGGAGTACATAAGATGCTACCTAACGTGCCTCTTAGACAACATGAATTTGACGCTATTATTAGTTTTTGCTTCAATTTGGGCCTTGGATGCTTTCAAAGATCAACACTCCGTCAAGCGCTTCTTCGTGGCGATAAAAAGGCGGCTATGGAATCGTTAGTGAAGTATTGTCGTGCAGGTGGTAAAATACTACGAGGTTTACAAATCCGTAGGTTAGATGAAAAAGCACTCTTTGAAGGTAAATAATGCCATTACAAAAATTAACATATAGAGCTGGAGTTAACCGTGAAGGAACCGACTATTCTAACGAAGGTGGTTTCTATGACGGTGATAAGATCCGCTTCCGCTCAGGCCAAGCTGAAAAGATTGGTGGTTGGGTTCAGGTAGACACAGATCAGTTTGAAGGTATTGCACGTTCTTTATGGACATGGACTGGTTCTAATGGTTTGTCAAATTACTTATCTCTAGGTACAAGTAAAAAATACTACATATTCTTTGGTGGTATTTACTATGATATTACGCCTATTGTTCAAACAGATGGCACTGCATTAGCTCCTCCAAATCAATTAGCAGCAAGTCCAATATCTACAGTATCTGGATCTAACGTAGTGACTATTACAGATGGTAACTATAACCCAGCTATCGGTGATTACGTTACAGTGACATCTACAGCAGCTGTGGGTGGTTTAACTATTAGCGGTGAATACGTTGTTAATACAGTCCCTTCTACAACTACATTTACTATTTTAGCTGCAACAAATGCATCATCTACAGCAAGTGGTGGTGGCACAGTAACCTTAGCATTTCAATACCCTATTGGTCTTGATGTTGCAACGATTGGTACTGGCTGGGGTGCTGGAACTTGGACTGGTGCTGTTGCTACCACAGGCACTACCTTAACTAATCCGTTTAATACAACCAATACAAGCACTACCGTAACAGTTAATCAAACTGCACATGGACTAACAACTGGTAATTGGATATATTTTAGCTCTGTACAAAACAATGTATCTGGCATTCTAAATACTATATTACAACAAGCATTTCAAGTAACCGTAACTGGCCCAAATGCTTATACTATATCTACTGTATTTGGATCACAAAGCTATCCAGCTAATGCTACAGCATCTGGCCTTGGTGGCACTGTTGTAGTTAGAATACCAGTATCTGCTACTCGTGGTTGGGGAACTGGATTTACATCTGGTATTACACAGCAACTAAGACTTTGGTCTCAAGATAACTACGCATCTAACCTAGCCTATGCTCCTCGTGGTGGGCCAATATTTTACTGGTTAGACTCTGGAGGCGTATCAACTCGTGGTGCATACTTATCTAAACTATCTACTGATGCAGGATTTAGTGGTACTTTTGTACCAAAATCAACTAATCAAATATTAACTTCAGCTACAGAACAATTCTTAGTTGCTTTAGGTTCTAATTCATATGAAGTAGGAAATCCTAATACAGTATTTAATTCTATGATTGTAAGATGGTCTGACCAAGGCAATCCATACCAATGGGTTCCAGAAACAACAAATCAATCTGGCGAATTTACATTAGCAAATGGCTCCTTTATTGTGACAGGCATTACAACCCGTCAAGAAATTTTAATATGGACTAACTCTTGCCTATATTCTATGCAGTATGTTGGATATCCTTACGTATGGTCTTTCCAAGTGTTGATGGATAATATTTCTATCATTGCTCCTAACGCAGCTGTTACAGTTAATAATGTGACTTACTGGATGGGTAAAGATAAGTTCTATCAATATACTGGTGTGGTTTCAACATTACCTTGCTCACTCCGTCAATTCATATTTGAAGATATTAATATTGATCAAGCATTCCAAATATTCTCTGGATCTAATGAAGGATACAATGAGGTATGGTGGTTCTATGTAAGTCAAAATAGTGGCGGCACTACAGTAGATCGTTATGTTATTTATAACTATGTAGACAAGGTATGGTCATATGGTACTATGGCAAGAACAGCTTGGTTACAATATGGTATCCAACCAAATCCAGTAGCCGCTGACTACAATAGAAGACTTTTATACCATGAGGTAGGAAACGATGATGTATCTACAAACAGCCCACAACCTATTGAAGCCTATATCCAATCTTCTGATTTTGGTATTGAAGCTGGCGAGCATCTTGGCTTTGTATGGCGTATGTTGCCTGATGTCAATTTTAATGGTTCAAGTGTTAATGCACCTTCCGTTACAATGACATTGTTTGGCCGTCAAAATTCTGGATCTTCTCAAGAGCCTTCAGATGTTGATACGGTAACTAGCGGACAAAACTATTCAACAGTAACTCAATATATTATTCCTAAATTTACAGGACAAGTTTATACAAGGCTAAGAGCTCGTCAAATGTCATTTGAGATTAGATCTACAGATCTTGGTGTAGCTTGGCAATTAGGTATCCCTCGTATTGATGTTAAGCCAGACGGAAAACGCTAATGGCTAATATAGCAACAATAAGAAATACCGTAGCACCTAGCTTGCCTATTGCTATGACCGACTATAGTCAGCAATATACAGATCAATACTCAAATATCTTACGTTTGTATTTTAACCAATTAGATAACTTTACTAGAGCACTTACGGCATCTAACGGTGGTTCAGCGTTATCTTTTCCTCATATAGCAGCTTCTGATTCAACCGATCAAGTAGCAACAGGCAATAATACACCTACAGTAGTAAAGTGGAATACTTTAGATTCTGGATTAGGATGGACTTTAAATTCACCAGGCTCTGCAACAGCAGGATTTCCAGGTGTTTATACTATTCGATATAGTCTTCAGTTTATTAATACTGCTAATGCAGTTCACGATGCAACTGTATGGCTAAAAGTTAATAACGTGGACTTAGCTCGTTCCGCTACTTATTTTTCTGTACCTGCTCGTAAAAGTCCAGGGGTACCTAGTTATTTATGTGGGTATTCTGAAGTTACGTTTGAAATAAACGCAGGAGACGAAATTGAACTATATTGGGCAACGGATCTAGCAGGTAATCCTACTACTCCTACAGACGGGGTTTATATTTATCATGATACTGCTCAAACCGTACCATACGCTAGGCCAGCCATCCCTTCAGCAATAGGCTCAATTACATTTGTTTCAGCAGTTTAAGAGAGAAAAAGCAATGATTTTTAGT